GTAAGTTGATGAATACAGTATATGCATTAAAAAACATAGCATATAAGAATTCTGGGTTGAGTGCTGTTAAAGATGATAAGTGGAACCCCGGTGATTTCTGGGCTGTTGAAAAGTCATTTAAACTAAAAACACTCGATACATCCTCAATAGCCGCTTATAATAAAGCACTACTTCAAGCTTTCGTAGACCGACAACTCGTAGGTATCTCACTTAAACTTGTTAAGAAGACCGCTAAGATTAAAGCGTATAATGTTAAATTACCACCTGATACCGATGACCACAAGATGCTTAAAATACTATTGCAAAGTGAGACCCGAGGGACTTTCTGGAGTAATAAAGGTGCAGCAATTCTCTTTGATGGAGGTAAGTTCCAATTAAGAGCAGGTAGTTTAGGTGGTTCTATTAAAGGTGAGATCGTAATGAAAAATGCCAGAGGTGGTAGTGCGGGTTACGGTATTATGCAGGATGGAATGAAACAAGTATTCAGAAAGACTGTACCAGATCCTTCTAAGGTCAATTCAATTGCAAAGAAAATATCTAAAGGTGATCAAAGATCCATTAGTATCTTTCACAAGATGTATACTAATTTCTATAAGAACGACACCTTTGAAACATTTTCGGAAGAGTTAGCTAAAAAAGATTACTATTGGATAAGTGCTAAACTAAGCTGTTTGTACCTAGTATACTATCTGGATTTAAACACTGGCCCTAAGGCCAATCGTTGGTTAACTAAAATTATTAACTATGCTGGATCCAAGTCTGAAGACTCCAGTGCTTATGTAAAGGTGTACGAATAATGAAAGGGTTTAAAGGTCATCTATCAGAAGCAGCTGGCAAAAATACACACATGACCCACCTTGAAGATTTGATTCTTGATGGTGGTGTCAAGGGTGCACGTCAAGCTATCAACGCTCTAAGAAGTCTGAGAGATATGTTAAGTGGTAACTCTAAGAAATCCGTTGATATAACCGTTAAGTGGGATGGTGCTCCTGCAGTATTTGCTGGTGAAGACCCAAGAGATGGTTCATTCTTTGTAGCGAAGAAGGGTATCTTTAATGCCGATCCAAAGATTTATAAGTCACATGAAGATATTAAAGCAGATACTTCGGGTGATCTCAGTAAGAAATTAATACTAGCATTCGATGAATTACAGAAGTTAGGCATTAAGGGAGTTATTCAAGGTGACTTCATGTTCGACAATTCAGACCTAAAGAAGGAAACGATTGATGGAGTATCTTATACTGTTTTTCATCCTAATACCATTGCTTACGCTGTCCCTACTGACAGTGATATTGCTAAAGAAATTAGAGCGGCTAAGATAGGAATAGTATGGCACACAATTTATAATGGTTCTACCTTTGAGACTATGCAAGCTGAGTTTGGTAGAGAGATAGTACCTAAGTTAAAACCGTCCAAGAGTGTTTGGATGGTAGACGCAACAATGCCCGATCTTTCTGGTACTGCGACTCTTACTGCAAAAGAAACCGAGGCCGTAACAAAGAATCTATCTAATGCTGGTAAGTTATTTAAACAAATCGCTTCATCTACCCTTAAAGAGATAGAACAAAACAAAGAATTAAATATGCTTATTAATGTATATAACAATAAAAAGGTCCGAGATGGACAGAGAATTACTAACACCAAGGCTCATGCTACAGGTCTAGTGATGTTTGTTAATGACAGATACGCTAAAGAAATAGATAAAAGAAGTTCCGAGAAAGGTAAACAGGTACAAGTTACTAAACGAGATGAGTTATTAAAGTTTTTTTCTAAGGGTAATATAAAAAATCTACAAAAAGTCTTTGAAATGCAGAATTTCGTGGTGGATAGTAAATTAATTATTATAAATAAACTAAACAGACTAAGTAATATTGGTACGTTTGTTAAAACTAAATCCGGATTTAGAGTAACCAACCCTGAAGGTTTTGTTGCTATAGATCGAATGGAAGGTGGCGCTGTTAAACTTGTCGACAGAATGGAATTTTCTGCAAACAACTTTAGCAAAGATATTATAAAAGGTTGGGACAACCCTAACTGATTAATGGGATAACCGAGGATAAGATGAAATCGTTTAAAGAATTCAACGACGCAAATGAAGCGTTGACTATTTCGCAGAGACAAAAGCGGAAGGCATCGTTCAGAAAGAATAAAGCCAAAATCATGATCGCTCGTAAGAAAGCGGCAAAGAAAATGGCCTCCCCCGAAAAACTTAAAAGCCGTGCAGAAAAACAAGCACGTAACCTCATCATTAAAAAGATCCTAAAGAATAAGTCCAAAAACGATTTATCGTTTGCCGCTCGTGGTGAGCTTGAGAAGAAAGTTGCTAAGAAATCAGCAGCGATTAAGAAGATAGCTAAGAAGTTACTTCCAATGGTAAAGAAGGCAGATAGAGCAAAGATGAAAAACAAAAACAAAACCCCGGGCCAATAATATTATGGAATTTAAAAGTTTTAGTACATATCTAAAAGAAGAAAAGGGAGAGATTACATTTGCATTCGGCAGATTTAATCCACCTACTGTAGGCCATGAGAAGCTATTCGACAAACTAAAGAGTGTGTCTAGTGGTTCATATAGGGTTTACGGTTCTAAGTCACAAGACCCTAAGAAAAATCCTCTAAACTTTAAGCAGAAAGTTAAGTTCCTGCGTAAGATGTTTCCTAAGCATGCTCGTAGTATTATGGCTGACGGTGATGTAAGACACGTTATGGACATTGCTACTAAGTTATACGACCAAGGTTACACTACTGTAAGTATGGTTGCCGGATCCGATAGAGTAAAAGAATTTGAAGTACTGTTAAACAAATATAACGGTGTTAAGGCAAAACACGGGTTCTATGATTTCAAAGATGGCGTGAAGATTATATCCGCCGGAGAAAGAGACCCAGATGCAGAAGGAGTGACAGGGATGTCCGCTTCTAAAATGAGAGCAGCGGCCGCTTCAGGAGATGCAGTATCATTCGCCAAAGGTGTTCCAAGTGGTTATGATTCCAAAGACCTATTCAATACAGTAAGAAAAGAAATGGGTATCAAAGAATCTCCTAAGTTTAGAGAACACGTAGAACTACCTAAAGTATCCGAGACACGCGAAGAGTATGTTGAAGGTAATCTATTCACTGTTGGTGACGAAGTTGTATTAAAAGAAACTAATGATATTGGTGTTATTAAAGTATGTGGTACCAATTACCTAGTAGTTGAATTTGGACAATGGAAGAAGAGAGTGTGGCTTGATCAAGTCGAGCTGGTAGAAAACTGTGGCGGCGTTGGTGAACCCAAAGTAACTGCTAAATATAAGGCAGAAACCCCAGGCGAATCAGTAGAACCTAATGTACTTAGATCCTTTAAAGACGTTAATGAGAAAGGGTTGTGGGATAACATCCGTAAGAAAAGAAATAGCGGCAGAAAGATGAACCCTAAGGGACATCCTGATGCTCCTACCGAGAAGGAAATAAAGGCAGCTCAAGGAAAGAAAAAGAAATGAAATCCTTCAAGGAATATAATACTTTATCTCAAAATGAAATAGATGAAATATTAGGTTTCGGTATTGCTAAGAAAATAGCAAAGGGTGTTGGTAAATTAGCCTACAAAGGAGCCAAGGTAGGAGCCAAGGCCGCCATTAAGAAAGGTAAAGAGAAGTTCACTGATAAGGGCAAAGCCGAAGTACTTACTAAGAAAGCTAAGAAGATGGCGGATAAGAGAAAGACATTAGAAAAGATTGAAAAGGCAAGAGAATCTATCAGAAAAGAAAAAGAAGCATTGAGAAAGAAGAAAGAGAGTATGCCGCCTAGTGCCTTTAAAAAACTTCGCATGAAATTAAAGCAGAAAGTGTCTAAAGTAAATGATGCAGAGGACGAACTAAAGTAATGAAAACATTTTTAGAACAAACAGGATTAGAAGAGGCTCCATTAGTAATGGATGACAGCGGTATCGCTAAATCTATTGCTGATAAGCTAGTTCCAGTAATTACTGCGGCATTAAAGAAAGGTGATGTTGAACTTGTTAATAACATCGCTCGTCATGCTAAGTATAGGGTTACTAAAGATAAGCAATCTAAGGGTAAAACTTACAGGTATGACCTAAAGCGATGAATAAATTTAAAGAACATTTTGATCTAATGGAAGGGGTTAATGATCCTTCTATATTTAAAGCAGTATTCCTAGCAGGTGGCCCAGGTTCTGGTAAATCATTTGTT